CGCCATATGTTTTACCATATCCCGCTTGTGCTACTGCACCATCCGTTGCACAAACAAAAAGTTGGAACGGATTATCTAGAACGAACGCTGTCAAGTCTTCACTGTTCGCTGGAGTAATAGGTTGGTTGTACCAGTTCGCCCACGTCGGCTTCAAAGTTGTCGCCGCATTGTAGAAGATACCGTTTAACACACCTATACTTAGGTTGGTAATAGCTGCTTGCGCAGTTTTGATGTATCCCACTTTGCTCTGTACTACAGAACCTTGGAATAGATCAGCATTGTACGCAGCATCTATATAGTATTTGCCTTGTCCTTGAGTAGACGGTGTTGAACCGATCGTACCTGTAGGAATCAAACCAAATCCTGCTGTGTTACTATTTGCCATAGTTATTACTCCTTTTGTCTATAGTTTCCCATAGACGGGTTGATTTAAATCGATAGTAGGGAATTGGTTGTTATCCCGAGAATAGTTAAAAAATTAACTTTTCTTTGTACCACCGAAGGTTACACGAGATTGCCTTTCAACATTGATTGGCATTCTCTCATCCTGCTCCTTCATAAGATCGTTTTCTACGGCATCGCTTCGTTCTGCATGACGTCTTGTCATATAGTCCTGACGTTGCTTCGCAATCTCGATTGGTACCTTCGCAAGTAGAAGGCCACCAACCCCAATCACTCCCTTGTATCTGCCCTCATCGAGGACTGGATAGTCAGATGCGTTTTCGACTTCCTCGGCACGTACTAACTCATAACCTTCTCTAATTCGAGAAGCTATGTTTTTAGTGTCTTGGAAACCAACACTCTCTGCTCTAATCCATCTATACCTGAATCCATCAGGTGCAGGGGGTGCATCTAGAGATGATGGTGGAACCCACACTTTTGGTCTCTCAGATTTTGACCGTGTTTGGTTCGCACGAGAAGTTTTTTTATCTTTTTCCATTTTACGCCTCCTTCGTGATTTTTAGTTGTTTTGCGTACTCTTCAAGTGGCACTCCTAATTTTTTAGCTATTGCTACCTGTGAAGAAGTGAGCCTCACAGTTTTGCGACCAGGCTTTACGCTTCTATTAGCTGAAGCCACTGTCTGAACAGGGGCGGTCGTTTGCTTTTCATTAGTTGTATCAAATTTATGCGGGAAGTCAACTTTTATTCTCTTATCAACTTCTGCATAATACTCGTCAGAGCTAGGATCATAACCTTCTCTTTCAGTTAAGTCCTTGTGTATCTCAAAAGCGGTATAAGTCATCGCTCTATCTGTTCCAAACCATGAGTTTTTAGCAGCCCATGATTCAGCTCGTGGATCCGGATTAATCGGATCTTCAGTAGAAGGAATATTAGTTCCACCTTGAGCCAAGTTTACAGGTTTCTCGGCCTGTGCTTGTTGTTTTATCTCTCGACCTTCTTGTGCTTCTTTAAGTTTTGCATTCTCAAATGCGAGAGCTGCAATTCTCTTATTAGCTTCTATTTGAGATTTGGCATCACCAGATTCAATAGCTGCAGCAAGTTCTTTTTCTGCAGATTCTAAACCTGATTTAACACTAGTCTCAAATTTTTTAACATAATCAGAATCAGTTTTTTCAAACCTTTTCTCTAATGCTTTTCTAGATTCTTCTACACCTCTAGCATAATCTAAAGCAGCTTTTTCCCTTCTCTCTGCTTCTCTCATTTTTCTAGTTAATTTAGAAATACGAGCTTGTACGCCTTTGCTGTAGTCTTCTAGTTTTTCATCTTCCTTTTTTTCTGGTTCTTGTGTTACTGTTTCTTTTGTTTCTTGTTCCGTGCTTTCTGTTTCTTGTTTCGGCGCTTCGGTTTCTACAACCGACTCGTCTTTCTTTTCATCAATATCAATATCTACTTCAGGTCCTGAAGTATCTATATCTACTGTTTTCTTGTCTTCTTCTGGCATAGTTTCCTCCTCTATGGTTTAATACTCATGCAAGATGTCCTCTGGACTATCTAGTTTTGCTAACACTTCATCGTCGTTTAGCAGACGAATCTCCCCTCCATCGATTTTGATTCGGCTACCTGCATATCTTGCAAACATAACCCAATCATTGACCTTGCACCATGGACCTTCTGGATATCTTTCCTTATCCCTATAACATTGAGATCCCATAGCTAAAACCAAACCACATTGAGAAGCAACTTGTTGTCGTTCTAATGTAGCTTCGGCCAATACTATTCCACCTTTAGTTTTTTCTTTCATTTTAAAAGGCAAAACTAAAAGCCTCCAACCAGTTGGTTGTGGAATTTTTGATTCTTCTTTTTTCTCTGATTTTTTAACTCCGACTAATGATGTGTCGGGTAACTCAATTTTTGTTTTTTGAGTTAATATCGATGACTGTTCCTTTTGACTCATTTTGCTCCTTATCTTCTAGCAGGTTAGAGAGTTCCTGTTTTATTGCCTCTAAGGCATTTATTTGTCCTATTATATACTTATAATTTTCCATATTGTCAACACTTCCCGATGTGACTGCTATAGATAAAGCTTGTAGTCTTGTATTTATAAACCTTATTAGTCTATTTATTACTGTTTCTAATTGCATTATTTTCCTTTCTAGGTGTTTTTATTTTCCTTTTTTAGTAATTTTTTTATTTGTAATGATTGCAGGGTTTCCTCTTTTTTTAGGCTTGTGTGTGTTTATATAATCTGCTCCACCGCCGTATTTATAACCGGCTCTTCCACCTGTAGACATTCGTACTGGAATTCCACCACTTGGATAACCATCAGAATTGCCTCCTAATTGGATTTTAACTCCACTAACCCAAGACTTAGGTTTATAAGAACGATTTGGTTTTACCATTATTTTTTCTTTTTTGCTTTTAATCCTAGTTTACCGTCTTTGATAACAATATCAGATTCCATAACTTTTTTATATTTTGGAAATTTCTTTTTAGCAGCTCCATGTGCGCCAACTGTTCCAACCACTGCGGCACTAGCACCACCTATAGCTTTTCTTTTAAGTTTTGTGTCAGCTTTTTTTCTAGCTTTTACAGCTTTATCGTATTTATCATGAATTTGTGAACCTTTTATAATGGCTTTTCTTTTTGCTGTCTTTCCTGATTCACCTATTTTAACACCATATTTTTTATAAACCGTATCAGCAGTGTCTCGCATCTCTTCAAAAGTTTTTCTTCGCCCTGTTAAATCCTTTTTAATACCAACAGAAGTAATAGTTGGTGATTTTTTAGATGTTAAAGCTTTCCATACTGCTTTACCTGCTTTAAAATATTTTGACATTATTTTTTTCCTCCGCCATTCCTAAAAATTTGTGTACCCTTTATACCAAAAATTGACGCACATACAAGTATCCATAAATTTGTGAACCATGACGGCAACGCCTGGAAATGCTCAAAGAAAATTTTTATCTTCTCCATAGCAGCCGGGTCATCTGACCAAACTCCCCATGCGAGCACCAAAATGGGCAACGTGAGAATCGCTAAAACGACCTCGTCCTTATAATCTTTGTCTCTGGATTCTAAAAGTTTGCCCTGGTAAGCTTCCTCACCGCGAGACATTTTTTGCGCATGCATAAATTGTGCATCAGCCATAGCCATCTTTGTCTCTTGACGCTTTTTGTAAATATGAGTTCCAGCGTTGAGCGCTAATTTAACAGCACTAAACCACATACTAGAACCAAGTAGCTTTTTGAGGCTTACGTGTATACGTACCTTGTACAGTAACAGTATCACCTTGTGAAATCACGTTTCTAGCTCTTTTAACATTAGCTTTACTTCGTGGATCATAATGTAGATTCTGACTTGGTACTGAAGCCTTTTTTGTTTTTTTATAGTTTATAGCCATATTTTATCTCCTATTTTTTTGCTTATCAGTGTATAACTTAACATCTGCTGCTAGTAAAGCTTTATCCATACTAGTCTCATCTCTCATTTCTGCAAGATCTTCATTTTGATCTAGTTTTTCATCATGAATCTCTTTACCTTGCACCAATTTCGCTCTATCTAAATCAGCTCTTGATTCATCGTAACGCTTTTTACGCTCATTTTCCATTGCTCTAAGATCTACTTCTCTTGCTTTTAATTTTAGTAATGGATCATGGTCAAATTGAGAAGTAATTTTTTTCTCTTCGTTCATAAACTCTTCAGTCATTTCAGCAATCAACACAGCTTTTCTTGCTTCAAGTCGTTGATTTAACTGTTGAAGTTGTTGTGCGGCTTGTGGATTAACTGCAGCCTGTTGTTGAAGCATCATCATTTGTTGCATTTGCTCTCTAAATTCTAATTGAATTTGTTCTTGAGCCATTAAACTAATGTGCTCTAAAATATTTTTCTGTAACGCAGCCATAACCATAGGATTATTTCTAACCATATTAGTTGCCATAAAATTTAAGTGCGAAGTTATGTGAGCTCTGTGGTCTTGACCAGGGAAAGCTTGGAAAGGTTTTCCACCTAATGCATCAATGTTTTCCATAGAAGGATCTTTAGGTGCATTTGGCGCAGGGGGCGGTAACACCGCATCAATATTTTTTACACCAATCGCTTCATACATAGTTCTATAAATTTGATACATGTTATGAAGTTGTGGATTACTGGTTGCTATTTGTAATTGTGTTTGTGCTATTGTAATTCTTTGAGACATTGAGAAAATATTTGGATCCGCTACCGGTACAACATCTACTCTGTCATCAAAATCAGTTTGTTTAATATTTCTAGCTCCACCTACAACATCGTATGGGTATTCTGGTGGTAAATATTGTGCAACAACTTTTGATAATAATTTAAACTCATCTTTCATAGCTGCAAAACATCTTTTGTGGATTGCAGACATAACTCTTGAGCCTCTTTCAAGTAAAGCAATTGTAGTTCCAACAGCCGCTTGTTGATTTCCATCGCCAACTTGCATATCAGCAATAGCCGCGAATCTTTGACCAGCTTGAACAACAATACCTAAAAGATTTAATAATGTTTGTGATGGTTCTTTATAAGGTAGAGGGAAGAAAGCATCTCTTAAACTACCTCCTGGTGCATCTACATCTTTAAATTCACCTGGTTGTATTGGTGATGCTTCATCTCTAACTCTAACACCCCTTTGTTTAAAACCTGCAGGGAGATTAGATAAAGTTCCAGCGTCTAATAATTGACGGAGAGCCGACGTTGCCGTACGACTCAATCCGCCAATCATATGAATGAGTCCAAAGCCGTAAAATCCTAGTCCTGGCAGAAATTTGAAGTGGACGAAATATTGGATCTTACGTTTCTTTAGATCATTGGGCGCAAAGTTCCTTCTAATAGAAAGAACTGATCGGTTGCCTTCTTCTACAGTTACTATGTAGGGCAATTTTATTCCAGTCGGTTGTCCATCTGCTCCGACTTCTTCGAAACCTTCTAAGTCTAAATTAACATGACATTCTAAAACATTATAAATTGATTCTTGTCTGCCAGTCTTCTTAGTACCTTCTAATTCTCTTTCCTTTTTCTTTAAGTCATCATTAGTAGGGTCCATTCCTGGAGGACCTAATTCTATGTCCCTGTAGAAACCACCTACTTGTTGCTTTCTTAATTCGTTTTCTGAAATTTTTACAGTATGTATAACTGCTTCTGCATCTTCTAAACTTGTTGCAGTGTATGGCACGACTAAATCGTCTGCTGGTACAAATTTTGATACAGCTCTTCCTAAAGTTTGATCATAATAAATTTTCTTAAATGTAGATCCAGCTAATGGTAAATGAAATAACATAGAATCAAACTCTGCTTCGTACTCTTCCATTTGATCCATGATTAAGTAATTCATGTAATCTTTAACACGATTCGCTTGTTGTTCTGTTTGCGGATTTTTAACACCAATAATTTGAGTTCTTACTGGACCATCTGCTGGTAATAATTCTTTATATGCTTGTGCTTGGAATTGTGTAACCGCTTCTGCTAAAACTGGGTGAGTTGCACCACTAGCTCCTTGGAAAGGTTCTGTTCTATTTTCATATTTAAATCCTAAAAGATCTAAGCCTGTTGTATAAGAACGTTCCCATTCTTTTCTAGAAGATTTATAGTCCATATAATTTTGGACCATTTCATTTCCAATAGGTTCTAATACATCGTCTGGTAAAATGTCTGCTAAGTTATCAAAGTGTGATTCTGTTCCCGGTATATTTATAGCTCCCGGTTCAAAGTCGATTGTCGCTCCACCATCTTCTTCAGGTACAACTTCAATTGGACCTTTTTCTACAATTTCTTCCTGAACATCAACTTGAGCTGCCTCTTCTGGAGGAAGATCAATTTGCTTACGTGTGTTCGGGAGTCCTTTATCTATATCTGCCATTTATACTCCTAGTCATTCATATCACCGATCATTAT